TTCGATTGTTCTAAAATATTTTGAATTAGTTTATCACCTGATGCTGGTACTTGTCCTGGTCCTAGTCCTGGTCCTGGTCCTGGTCCTGGTACGGTTGGTACTGCTGGTTTTTTTTGATTCAATTGGTTTTGCATAATTTGTTTAGATTGTTCTAAAATATTTTGAATTAGTTGTTTATTTGGCGCTTGGACCGGCACGGGTACCGGTACCGGTACTTGCGCTTGCACCGATGTATTAATTACATTCTTTGCATTTTTCATTATATTATCAACAATAGCCATTTGATTTGATTGATTCGACATTTCTTTATAGTATATACACAAATATAAATCATTTCTTTGTGTATATTTGAATGAATAAATCTAAATGTACGGAATATAAGAAAACAATCCATTTTCATATACTGTAGCACGAAAAGTATCATTGTATCCCTCTACGTACACCACATCTCCGTTGTTAATTTCATCGCAGCCATATTCCGACGTGCAACTTTTCCCCTTTAAACTAACCGGCAATTTTGTATTCAAATTTCCCGTAGCGGACATTGTATAATATTGACGTTTATCGCGGCCATTCGTTGCTTGACGACCCATCAACGGCAAAATCAAATCTCCGCCACCGCCATTCAATCGAGTTAAAATGCCAATTTGCGAATAATTTTGCTCAATTCCACGTGTTCGTACGTTTACGGGTAGCCCACGAACATCCCCCGAATCAGGTGGAAAATATACGCCATCATTTTTCAGAGGCGGCGAATAAATATCCGTCATTGGATTATTACGAGTCGCAACAGTTGCTAAAGATGGCGCCGGAATCAAAACATATTCCTTTGCAACTGTATTTACGGTATTTGTTTGGAGCGAGCCGGAGCCGTTAGGCGATCCTCGGTAAATATCTTTCACGAAATGAATGTAATACAAGTACGTAAACATTATTAATATGACAAATAATACAAACAATGTCATATTCTCAATACACATAACACCCGGAATACATTTTTTACCCATTCTATACATAATGGGTATATTTAATTTGGAATTTGGAGAAAATATAGATGAAGCGAACTCCTTCGTTCCCTTCGGGAACGAAATGAACGAAGGACTTAGGTCGCTCACCTACGCTTACGTCTTGTATTTTTATTATTTTTTTTCATAGTTGATCTTCTTGATGAAAACGGAGATGAAGCGGAGCGATTTGAAAATTTCCGTTTAAACTCTGATAACGCAGTCGAAGGAGTTCGAATGTGTTTGAACACTCTTCTTCCGTAAAAGCTTCTGGAGTTCAGTCGATGACCCCTAATTGCTCTCTTAATTGTCTTGTGGAGATTTCCAGAGACGGTAGTCGAATGAGTTTGTTGCCCACCTGAAGCTTTCCCCACCAAACTCATTTGGAGCGAGCCGGAACCGCTAGGAATCTCCACTAGGGCTGGTACTTGTGCTACTATTGGCAAAGGGGAAGATGGAGGGGTTCCGAGCGCGTCGTAAAACTCGACATTTGAATCGTTATCTTCGTTTGGACTGTCGAAAAACTTGTCTTCAAACCATTTAGTATGTTTTTCTAAAATACCGTGTTCAAATAATATATCTTCATATTGCAACAAAATTTCATCTATCTTTATTCGTTTTGATAAATTTGGATGAAACATGTTATAAAATAAATTATGTAAATCTTCTGATAATGTAGATTCAATTAAAAAACTCGTTTTATTCAATACATACATTAAAGAAAATCCTACACCATATGAATCGACTGTATCTAATACTTTTTTCATAAAATCTTCATAATTATCAGGTTTCATTAGTGATCTTGTTTCTATAAATCCTTCCTTGATACCATTAATAAAAAAATTGTATTTTTCTATTGATTGTTTTTTACCTGTAATATTATTAACAAAATCATTGATACCATCAATAAAAAAATTATATTTTTCTATTGGTTGTATTTTACCTATAGTACTAATAATAAAACCATTCATAGAATTTTCTAAATCACGTAGTTTAATATCATTGTCTCGTTCAGATTCCTCTTTTATCATCGTACGTAAACTTATGTCCATTTTGCTTATATCGGTTTTTTGATCGATCGCCTCTACAACCTCTCTGGTTTTCTTTAAATTGTATATGGTTCGCTCCAATGTTTCTTTTTGATATTTATCGTAATAATATTTCATTGCATATTTGGTTTCAAATGGTAATGACCAGTGGAAAAAATCAGACCCAAAAGTAAAGCTAGAATTACGCATTTTGTCCTCCAAACTTTTAGAGCGTCGGCGCGCAAGCGTACGTGAGCTTCCTGAGGCGATGAACTCCGGAAATTTAGTGAAGAAGTTTGCGCGTAATTCTATTGTCTCGAAATCAATAAAGTTCAATCTATTTTTATCCACATTATATACGATGTTTTCTGTATTAATGTCAAAATGAACTATACCTTTTTCTAAAAATAATTCTATACCCATTAATAACCTATGTGCTTCTAACCAAAAATTTTTGATTTTATCTATATTTGTTTTATTTTTTTTCCACTTAGATGCTTCATTCCCAAATGTCGTTAAATTTACACCTCCATCTTCCGTTGTAATCAACACATAATCAGAAAGATATTGATTCATATTTTTTGGTTCACATTTATGAACGGCTATTTTATTGGGTATAGTATACTCAATCGATGTACATAATCTAGATGGTCCTAAATGATAATTAAATTGTGGGTCGACTGTGTCTATTATTTTAGTTTGTTCTATCTCTATTATTGCATCTTCGTCGTCTGGTAATAGTTTAGAAACCTTTGTCTTGTTTTCTTCTCTTATGTCTGGAGTATCGCCTTCACAACTCAACGCAGGGTAATGAACACATCCAAAAGACCCTTGGGCTATAATTTGTGAAACTTGTGGTAAAACTTGTGATGAAACTTTTTTTCGACCAAGCAAATAATCAATCATTAAATTATATATTATATTGATATTAAATTTTGGAGCGAACAGGATTACCGAAGGTAGCGGAGGAGAGCTTCCTGCGGTGATGAACTCCGGAGATGTGCAACGCATATCGAAGGAGTTCGAAGGAGTTCGAAGTGAATGGAAGTGTTCTATGAAAATACGTTAGTCGTATCGTTCCCATCCAAATTGTTCCCTTTCCACCAATTACCCCACGCTGGATTGGGTATAACACCAAACAATGATGTAAATCCCTTTCTGAGCTGTTCATTGGTATTATAGAAATCTTGGCTACGTTCAGTAAATGTTGCTTCACTACCGTCGTAAAAGCTCTTACATTTATAACATTTCGATTGGACCGATTCCGACCATCGATCTATATGAAATCCTGACATGGAATATGCTATATCATCTAAAAATGAAAGGATTGGTTTAATTATATCGTCTCCAATAAAAGCAAGATCTATTCCAAAAATTGCATTCATTAATACAAGTGGTAATTCAATAAATAATCCATATGTTATGCCGTAAATAATATCTACTATATAATATAATGTACAACCATAAAATGCTTTCCCGAATTTATCAAAAGCACAATCGAGAATAATGGCTAAATTTATAGCACCGTATTTAAATCCATCCCCTATTTCACTTGCACCTACTTCTGCGTGATTTTGAATTCCTTTGCCCAAATTGGGAAACCCTGTAGCAAGACTTTCGAAAAATTTTGTAATGTCGTTAAAAATATCCGTACTTTTTTGTAGTGCTTCCTCTGCTTTTCGAAAGGTTTGCTGAATTAGGTCGCCTGCTTTATCGAAACCAGCAGAAATACCATTCTTTTTAGGATCCCAATCATCAGCGTTTAAAAAATCAAACCCTTCGCGCAACTCCTTCACTAAAGTTCCGGAGTTCGGTCGCTCATCTACGCTTACCTTCGGTAGCCGGCTCGCTCCAAACTTCCGTTCATTATTTTCTTTGTCTTTTTCTTTGTCTTTTTCTTTGTCTTTTTCTTTGTCTTTTTCTTTGTCTTTTTCTTTTTGTGATTTACGATATTCAAATACTTTTTCGGTAATAAATGAAACAAACCACGTAATGAAAACAAGACCTACAATGATAACACTCGTTTTTTGAATAGGCGACAGTTTAAATTTCATATTTATAGAATGAGGAAATAATATTTTAATGTGTTTATCTAAATGTGTATATAATATAGTATAAAATATTATATACGTTTACTTATTATGGTTGGTTTCTATTATCTGGTAGAATTTGTCATTTCTTCCACTGTTTGTTTTGCTTTATCCAATACCGGTTGCATTTTGGTTATTCCATCCATTAATTGACCTTGCAATTCTATTAAACTTTTATAATGCGCCTCCATATTTTTATCCGGATTTACTCCAGTAAGTTCATCTGATGTTTGTTTTATATCTGTTAAATTAGATTCATTTGATGCATTACCAAGATCCGCTTTTAAAAAATCCTTTTTCTTGGTAGATGTATCCCCATTTAATGTGTTATTTTTAGAATCGGTACTGGGGTTTGTTGTTTCTTTATTATCGTCCTTATCGTCCTTATCGTCCTTATCGTCTTTATCATCCTTTTCCGATTTCATACCTTCTTCTAATCGCATCCCCTTTCCATATTTTAAAACATTGGTTATTGTTAATGCGATACATAAAATAACAATCATATTTTTGCTAAAAAACGATGTTAAAAATCCGACCAAGATGAAAATTGTAGCAAACAAAAAATCACCATTTGATGTAAATGAATATAGATTACCCAATGAAAGGAAGAAGAATAAATATAAAATAACACGACTTTTGAGTAAATGACTAAAATCACCCCATTTATTTAATTGATGTCCAAGAGTTTTTGACATACGACCAAGATTAGAAAACATTTGTGATTATTGTAGTGGGTATTTTTGTTGTTATTATTAATCTATATTATATAATGCGAAAATTTTATAATATCATAAGCTGTTTTCATTTTGGATCATTTGGATCTTCTTGGTCTTCTGTCGAAATATAATTAACAGGAATCTCTCCGCCATAAATATCCAAGATCTCCTTCACCACCTCTTCGCGTTGAATATCACTTCTGTCAAATTCAAAACTACCAATACTCGACGACCGTTTCCCCTTGAATTTATCCAAGAAATCTTCTAAACCATTGCGTTCGTTGGGTCGATCGAATTGGTCTAAATCTCCCGTAATAACAAGTCGACTGTTTTCCCCCAATCGGGTCAATAACATTTTCATTTGCGAAATCGATGAATTCTGCATCTCATCTGCAACAATCCAAGAATTTTTAAAGGTTCTGCCTCGCATATAGCCCAAGGGCGCAATTTCGATGATTTTCTCTTCCATCATAGACTGTACCTCTTTCGGTGTCATAAATTGATGCAACACGTCATATATTGGTCTGACCCACGGCGCCATTTTATCCTCTAATGTTCCCGGTAAAAAACCAAGATCTTCATCTACCGATACGGATGGTCGCGTGAATATCAGTTTTTCGTAGGTTCCTAATAAAAAATACTTCACGCCATATTCAGTTGCGAATAGGGTTTTACCAGTTCCGGCAGGACCAGTCGCCAAAATGATTTTCTTGGATTTTGCCTTTAACATCGATGCATATATTTCTTGACTTTTGGTTTTCGGCTTGGTAAATTTTTGCTCGAACTGTTCGTGTTCATTTGGCGATAAATAATGTATATTTTCGTACAATTTGCGTTGCTGTTTAACCGATGGGTTATCTTGGTCGAGATAATCATATAGAATCTCTTTTTCGTTTTGTTTTTTGAATTTACGTCCCTTTTTTTTATCCTCCCCCATTTCTTTTTTATTTTGATTATTCCCATTTTCCTTCATATTTGTCGTAGGAAAATCAAAATGACTCATTTTTACAATACGTTATTATATTATATTTTGGAGAAAAACGTGTATACGATCTATTATCAAGAATATAAATAAAATAAAATATAATATAATTTTTATTCGGATGAAAACAAGATTCGGTCAATCGTTGTACGTACACAAAACAAACGATGTATCAAAACACCAAGAACAAAAAGGGTGCCTAAAGTAATAGCAAAAGAATACCCCCCATATCGGGAAATTAAAAATGCTCCCAAAACCGTCATAATTACATCAATAATAGCGAAACCTCCAATACGATATGAATGCACACCTTGGTCAGGTTTCCCCAAATAGTCTTTATATTCACATAAACTATTCATAACTATAATATACGTCAACACGAAATATAAAAAATAAAAACCTATATTTATACAATGTCATTAATTTTGTGGTTTCGCGATTGTTCCTACAAAAACAAGAACTTGGTGGGGGGGAAATGTAGTTCTTTAGGAGAATTAAATAAATTGTCTCAAAAACTGAATTTTAACGT